ATGCAAAGCGTCTGCCGTGAGCAGCACGAGTACGCCGAGCGCGTCCTGGATGGCACGTTCGACGATGATCGATTCTTCGCGCTGATCTACGGCGTCACTCCGGAGGAACTGGAGCAACGCGGCATGCACGATCGGGCGTTGTGGCGCAAAGCCAACCCGAGCATGGGAGTCACGATCAACGAAGAGGACTTCGCCCGGGATCTCGATGAAGCGGCCCGCACGCCCACGGCCTGGGCGGAGTTCTGCCGGAAGTCGTTTTCGATTTGGAACACGGGGACGAAACGGTGGCTGAAGCTGTTGCAATGGCGGGCATGCCGCGTCGGGTAGATTCGCAGCTGGCCCAACGCCTGGCCGGCCGGCGGTGTTACGGCGGGCTGGACCTGGCCAGCCGGCTGGACACGTGCGCGCTGGCGCTGTGCTTTCCGCCGGCCGAGCTGCCCGGCAAGTATGCCATCCTGTGCTGGCACTGGCTGCCGGAGGACACCGCCACGGAACGGCGGGAGAAGGTCCCGTATTTGATCTGGCGAGATGCCGGCTGGATCCAGTTGACAGAGGGGAACGTCTGCGACTATGCGGTGATCGAGGCGGACATCCTCGCTTTGCGCAGCAGCTTCGATCTGCGTGAAATCGCTTTCGACCCCTGGAACGCCGAGGGGTTGACGCAGAATCTGGAGCGGCACGGGATCAAGCGTCACGAATTAAATCAGACGGTGGCCAAGCTGACGTACGCCACCAAGGAGTTCGAAAAGCTGATCGTGGCCGGCCAGATCGAACACGACGGCAACCCGGTGCTCGATTGGCAGATCGGCAATTGCAACGTGTTCACCGACAGCAGCGGCAACATCAAGCCGAAGCGGCCGGAGCACGGCGACTGGCGGACGATCGACGGCGTGGCGGCCTGCGTGATGGCGCTGGACCGGGCCCTCCGCGCGCCCAAACCCATCCAAGGTAGCCTGTTGATCATGTAGCGCATTGCCCCGGCAATAACAAAGGACCCAGTATGTTGGCATGGATGAAACGATGGTTTCGCAGGGCTTCCAATTCGACGACGTCCAAGCCGGCGGCGTGGTTCATCGACTGGCTGCACCAAGAGCGCGAGAACGATTCCGGGGTATCGATCGACGGCCAAACGGGGCTGCGGTACGCGCCGGTCTGGCATGCGGTCAACCGGATCTGCGGCCGCGTGGCCCAACTGCCGCTGGTGCTGTACGAGCGGACCGGCGAGCGGACCAAGGCCCGGGCCAGCCGCCATCCGGCCTACGCGCTGATGAAGCGCCGGCCGAATCCGCTGATGACGGCGGCGACGTTCAAAGAATTGCTGCAGTACCATGCGATCATGTGGGGCAATGGCCGCGCGGCCATCGTGCGCAACCGACGGAACGATCCGCTGGAGTTGGTGCCGCTGCTGCCGACAACGAGCAAGACCGTTCTGGTGGACGGCGAGAAGTGGCACACGACCGAAATCAAGCTGGAGAGCGGCGAAGTCCGGACGTACAAGTTCCGGGACTTAGACGTGCTGCACGTGGCCGGGCTGGGCTATGACGGCCTGGCCGGCTATCCGCTGTGGGACCTGGCCAAGAACTCGTGGGGGCTGGGCCTGGCGGCCCAGCGCAACCAAGCTCGGCTGTTTCGCCATCAGTCGGTGCCCGGGCTGATTCTGCAAGCCCCGGCCGGAGTGTTTCCGAATGACGAGGAGGCCAAGAAGTTCTTGCAGGCATTCCGAAACATGCATGAGGGTTTTGACAACGCTGGCAAGACGGCCCTACTGCGCGAGGGCATCACGGCCAACAAGCTCAGCATGACGAACGACGAGGCCCAGGCGCTTGAACAGCGAGCGTTCCAGCGGGAAGAGGCGGCCCTGTGGTTCGCTTTGGAAAACATGCTCGGCATCAAAGACTCCGTCTCGTACAACAGCCTGGAGCAAAAGCAGCTGGCCGAGTTGGTCAACTGCCTCAACCCCTGGCTGGTCAAGTGGTCCGAGCAATGCGAAGCGAAACTGCTGCGCGAGCGGGAGATCCTGGCCGACTCGCATTTCTTCCGTTGGTCGACCGGCGCCCTGTTGCGATCGGACACCAAGACCACGTATGAGACGCTGACCCTCGGCATCCGCGGCCGGTTGATCACCCCGAACGAAGCGCGGGAGGTCCTGGACCTGGACCCGATCGACGGCGGCGACGAGCTGCAAAATCCGGCGATCGACGTTCGGACGCCGGCGGCCGATTCGAAGGACACCGACGATTCCGACCACAAGACCCCCCCGGAATCGGACACGAAACCCGACCCGACCCAAGCCAGGCTGGCCGGCGTGATCGGCGCCCGGCTCCAGGAACTTGTCGCCGTCGAGCGGCAACGCGTCGAGGCGGCGGCTGGCAAGCCGGACGCTGGGGTTCGCCTGGACGACTTCTACGGCCGGTGGCAGGACACGCTGGCCAAGGCCGTGGCGCCGATGCTGCCGGACGCCGATCCGCACCTGGCCGGCCAGATCGCCTTGGCCTGGTGCAGCCAGTCCCGAGCCCTGCTACGCGAGCAAACGGACACCAGCAGCTGGCCCGACCGGGCGGCCAAGCTGGCCGAGGCGATGCTGCAACCCACCTTAAACCTTACCAAGGATTGAGCCATGCGTATTGAAACCCGCAACGGAATGCCCGAGCTGTACCTGTACGGCGAGATCGCCAAGCCGGCCTGGTACATGGATCCGGACGAAGTGATTTCGGCCGAAAACGTCCTCGACGCACTGGAAGCGTACGCCACCGCGCCGCAACTGGCGGTCCGGATCAACAGCCCCGGGGGCGACGTCTTCGAGGCCGTGGCCATCTACCAGGCTTTGGGGCGGTTCGCCGGCGAGGTCCTGGTCGAGATCGACGCCTTGGCCGCCTCGGCGGCCACGATCGTGGCGATGGCCGGCGACCAGGTGACCATCGCCGGCAACGCGATGCTGATGATCCACCGGGCCTGGACCTACGCGGCCGGCAACGCCAAGGACCTGGCGGCCGTGGCGGAGACCCTGGCCAAGGTCGACGAAAACATCCTCGAAACCTACGCGGCCCGTGTCGGTGAAAAGGCGACCCGCGAACAGCTGGCCGCCTGGCTGGACGCCGAGACGTGGATGTCCGCCGGCGAGGCCGTCGAACGCGGCTTTGCGGATCGGGCGGGGGACCTGCAGAGCGGCGTCGAGGCTCGCGTGGTGGAAGGCCGCTTCAAGAATTGCCCGGCGAGTCTGCTGCAGCCGGCAACCAAGCCGGCCCCGTCGCCGCCTGCCGGGGCACGCGAGCGGCCGGCCGGATCGCCGAGTCTGCAGGTGGCCGCTCGCCTGGCGGCGTTGCGGGCAAGGTACGGGTGACCAACCCTCTCCCCGGCCTGAGAGCCGGACCTCTCCCATGGGGAGAGGTGACGGGGCGGCTCTTTTTCGAAATCTGTAAATCGTGCCTCCCGCTCGGTTGCGGACAGGTGCTACAGTATCGCCTGACATGCGATCGACCACTCGTCAGGGGTCGGATCGTGGCGAACATCTGCGGCCGTTGCCGCCCGTCGCTCGCCAACCACGAATCAACCCGCTGAATAACCAGCCTTCTTGTGACGAGGTGCTTGCCATGCTGTTACCGTCGATCGCCGTGCTGTGCTTGATTACTTTGGTTGTGGCCGGTTGGGCCGGACCGTCTTTGCTGGGCGTTTCCCGGAAACGCGAACGCCGCCGGAGGCACAACTGGCCCCTGTTCACGTTGCCGGCCGGGCTGCAGTTGTTCGCCCGGCTGACTCCGGCTGCCATCCGCGAGAAGATCGGCGAGCTGGCCGACCGGGCCCAGGCGATCGCCGACCTGGCCGAGGCCGAGAAGCGAGATTTGACCGCCGAGGAAAAGGCCGAGATCGACGCCATCTTGGGCGTCGGCAAGAAGGGGGACGCCGGCTACAAGGCCGGCCAGATCGACGCGCTCGATCGAGATCTGGAACGAGTGGAGAAGCTGGAAGCCCGCCAAGCCGAGCTGGCCCAGGCCCGCAACCGCGTGCCGCCGCAACGCCAGGACGGCCCGGCAGTCGGAGGTGACGACGAGGCGCCGCGGGTGTCCCGCGTGCGGATCCCCGTGGCCGCTCAGTACCGGTACGGCCGGCTGAAAGCGTACACGGGCCCGGATGCCGAACGCACCGCGTATCTCGCCGGGCAGTTTTTCCTGGCCTCGCTGTTCAACAACAAGCGCGCTCAGCAGTGGTGTCAACAGTTCGGGATCGATGCCCGCATCCAAGCGGCGCTAAGTGAAGGCACCGACTCGGCCGGCGGCGTGCTGGTTCCGGTCGAAGTCGAGCAGACGATCATCGACCTGCGCGAAAACTATGGCACGTTCCGCCGCCGAGCAAAGGTCGTGCCGATGGCCCGCGATACGAAAACTCAGCCGGTCCGGCAGTCGGGTATCACGGCCACGTGGGTCGGCGAAAACGATGAGATCAGCGCCAGCGACAAAGCCTGGAAGCAGCTGAACCTGGTGGCCCGCAAGCTGGCGGCCTTGACCCGCTACAGCACGGAGCTGGGCGAGGATGCCACGATCTCGATCGGCGACGACCTCACACGCGAATTTGCCTCTGCCTTCGCCCTGGCCGAAGACCAGGCCGGCTTCCTGGGCGACGGGTCCGCGACGTACGGCGGCCAGGTGGGGTTGAAAAACGCCGTGCAAGCCGGTTCGATCTACACCGCGCTGGCCGGCAACATCACGTTCGGCACGCTGGATCTCGAAGACTTTGAAGGCGCGATCGGCGCCCTGCCGGATTACCCCGGCATGGATGCCCGCTGGTACATCAGCAAGCCCGGCTACTGGAACTCGATGGTCCGCCTGATGGCCGCCCAGGGTGGCACTACCTGGGAGAAGACGGCCGAAGGGCAGCTGACTCCGATATTTCTCGGCTACCCCGTCGAGATCTGCCAGGTCTTGCACAAGACCCTGACCTCCAGCGTCAGCACCATTCACGCCTACATCGGCGATCTGTCGATGGCCGCGATGCTCGGGAACCGGCGGGGGATGTCGATCCAGATCAGCGATCAGCGGTACTTCGAGTACGACCAGATCGGGATCAAGGGCACCCAACGCGCGACTGTGGCGATCGTCCAGCCGGGCGACGCGAGCAACGCCGGGCCGATCATAGCGCTCAAGACGCCCGGTGCGTGATCGGATTCGTGACACTGGCCCGCCGTCCGATGCGGCGGGCCGACGCTTCAGACCAGCAACGACCACGAGGACAGACCGATGAACGAGTTACAGCACACGAAAGTGGTGGCCTGCATTCCGCCGGGGGTCATCAAAGACGACGCAAGTTTTGTGGCGGTCGAGATCGACACGCTTGGGTTCGATTTTCTGCAAGTGATCATCGCCCTCGGAGCGACGGACATCGCGATGGCGGCGTTGAAGCTGCAGGAATCCGAGACCGCCGGCGGCGGCGGTGGCTACACCGACATCGACGGCTGCGACCTGGCGACAGACAACGACGCCTACGGATCGGCGGCGGCGTTGCCATCGGCCGACGACGACAACAAGCTGATCATCATGGAAGTCGACCTGCGGGCCGGCCGGATGCGCTACGTCAACCTTCTGGCCACGGCTGGCAACGGCTCCGCGGGCACATACTTGTCAGCGATCGGGATTTTGTCGCGTAGCACGAAGGGCGTATATTCGGCCGCCGATCGCGGTGCGGACACCGTGATGCGGGCGGCGTGATCGCACGTTTTGAGGTGGCCTAGGGGCCTTGCTCACAGCGGGGTCCCCAGGCTTGCAATTTCAAGGACTGAGCCCATGACACGCAAATCAACCCTGATCGCGCTGGCCATCGTGGCCGCTTTTCTGGCCATTGCGGCCAACTATCGGATCGACATCGGCAAGGTTTGGAAATCGCTGGAGATCCAACCGGGTGCCACGATCATCAACCGGGACGGCAACGACATCGCCGCCCAACTGGATGCGCTGGACACGATTGTCGTCGCCGACCTGGAAAAGATCGACGGCATCACCAATGGCACCGCGGCGGCGAATAAGGCCCTGGTGCTGGGCGCTTCCAAGGAAATCTCGACGATCACCACGGCGACGATTACGACCGGCAACATTGCGACGGTCAACGCGACCAACATCGACGCGGGAGCCAGCGGCACGGCGGGCACGATGGACGTTTTCCCGAGCACTGCCTCCCGTGGCAAGATCGCGATCACCGCGGCCGACTCGGCCGGTGATACGATCACGACGATCGTAAACGCCAGCCAGGCCGGCGCGCGAACCTACACGATCCCAGACGCCGGGGCCTCAGCGTCTTTCGTGATGACAGCCGGGGCTCAGACGATCGCCGGGGCCAAGACATTTGGCTCCGCTCTCGTCACCACCGCCGGAGTTGGTGCCGCTGCTGGTACGGGCGTTGCTGCGACATCCGAACTTGGCGACGGGATTAGACACCAGACCGTATTGACCTTCACTGACGTGGCCGTCGCACTGACGGATGAGGCGGGCGTGATCGCTTACGGGGGCCTCAAAATTTACGATTTGCCCGTCGGCGCGATCGTGGTAGATGCGGCCGTTTCGAATCTGGATCTGACCAAGAGTTCCGCGGGTGTCAACGCCGACTGGGATGGCGACTTCTCTCTCGGCACTACCACCGCCGGAAACGACGCCGACTTAACGACGACGGAGGTGGACATCCTGGCGAAGACTGCGACGCCGCAGGCCGTAGCGGGCGTGACCACCGCGAACGGAGGCGCGGCGACGAACGCCTATCTGAACGGCACAACGACGGCCGGGGCCGCAAAGGACGTGTACGTCAACTTCCTCGTCGACGACGCGGATCACAACGTGACCGGAACGGCCTGCAACTTGATCCTGAACGGAACCGTGACCCTGACCTGGATCAACGCCGGGGACTATTGATGTACCGTCCGCGCTACTGGCGAGCCGGCCTGATTTGTTTGGCGATCTTCTCCGCGGCGGGTGCCGCGGTGCAGGTCAGCGAGGAAACTACGCGGATCGTCGGCAAATACTTCCGGCTTGACGATCCAACTTGGGACGATCTGCGCATCGTGCCGGGCGCGTTTGATTACGCTGGAAGCAATGATCCGGCGTTGCAGAACTGGCAGCCTGGCGGAAGCGGGACGACGTTCAAGGTCTACGAGTTCGAGGCCGGGGACGGGGGCTATTTTGCAGTTCAGTTGCCACACAACCGCAAGCCGGGCACCGATCTGTCCGCTCATGTGCATTGGACGCCCGCGGCCCGCGGCAACGAGGAAAACGCCAAGACCGTGGCCTGGAAGATCGACATTTCCTCGGCCTCGATCGACGGAACCTTTCCCGCGTCCTCTGTCTACGATCTGACCGACACCACTGACGGCACGGATCACAAGCACCAGATGACGCCTGCGGCGACTGTGCCCGCGTCGGCGCTGGGGCTATCCTCGATGTTGCAGTGTCGAGTCTTCCGCGACGCCGGCGATAGCTGGGCGACGAACACGTCCGGCAACTGTCCCGTTCTGCTGGAAGTGGACTTCCACTACCAAATCGATCGTTTCGGAAGCGATAACCTAGGGAGCAACGATTGATGTACGTCAAAATGACCCGCCACGCCAACGGACTGAAGCCAGGCCGCGTGCTGTGTACTCCGGACGGAGTGGGCAACGCCTTGGTCCGCCGCCACGTGGCCGAATACTGTGAGGCTCCGGATGCTCGATTACGCTCCGAAATTGAAGACGGCTCCCGCGCTCGAGCCCGTGACGCTGGCCGAGATCAAACGGCAAGCAAACGTCGTAGCCACCGATGAGGATAGTTTGCTCGCCGGACTGATCCAGGCGGCGCGGGAACTGGTCGAGGAAGACATCACGCGAGCCCTGATCACGCAGACCTGGGAACTGGTCCTGCATGATTGGTTCGCCGATTACGTCCAGATCCCCAAGCCGCCGCTGCAGTCGGTCACCTCGATTCAGTATTACGACACGGCCGGCGTGCTGCAGACGCTGCCAGCGGCCTATTACCGCGTGGACACGCACCGGCAGCCGGGCGTGATCTGGCGCGATGACGATTACACCTGGCCAACCGTGGACGATCGGCCCAACGCGGTGACCATCACCTACAAGGCCGGCTATGGCGACGCGGCGGCCAGTGTGCCGGCGCGAGCCAAGCAAGCGATTCTGTTATTGGCCGGGCACTGGTATTTGCACCGCGAAGCGGTCGGCCAGGTGCCCGGCGAAGTGGCGCTGACGTACGAGCGGCTGGTCCGGTCGCTTCGAGTCGGCGCGTACCCGTAAACCATCCCGGTCGGCTGGACCGCAGGACGTGGTCGGCCGGCCGCGGATGGTTGGAACACGCACGATGCTGCCGTCCGGACGATTGCGAGAACGGATCACGATCCAGTCGGCGAGCTGGGCCCGGGACGCGGCCGGCCAGCCGATCCCGACCTGGACAAATCTGGCCACGATTGTGCCGGCCGAGGTCCTGGCCGCCAACGGCGGCGAAACGGTCCGCGGCCGGCAGGTCCACGCCGAGGCGAACTATGTGATCGTGGTGCGGTACCGCTCGGACGTGACGGTCGAGCACCGCGTGTTGTGGAATGGCCTGTATTTGCAGATCGTCTGGACCGGCGACCCCTGGGGCGATCGCCGGACGACACGTATCGAGGCGAGAGGCATTACGTGAGCTTAGCTCAGGATTTAAGGACGTACCTATTAGCTGCCGGCGGAGTGTCGGCGCTGATCAGCGACCGAATGGCACCTGGCAACATCGCGCAGGATGAGACGTTGCCCGCCGTGGCGTATCACGTGATCAGCGGCCAGCACGAGGGCGAGCTGGGCGGGATCGATTTGGCGGGCGAAGTGCGGCTGCAGTTCGACGCGCACGCGGACACGCAACTGGCGGCCGAGGCGGTGACGGCCGCGATCCTCGCCGCGGCCCGCACGCTGTGCGCGGCCTGTCCGACGACGATCGGCGACGGGTCGCCGGTGTGCGACGTGGAGGTGTTTGGACCGCGGGATTTGTCGGAGCATTTGGCGGACGGGTCCGACGAGTGGCGATTTGTTAGCAGCGTGGACCTGCTGCTGTACACGCATTAGGAAAGGATGTTCGCATGCCCAAGACAGGTTTGACCGGTACGATTTCGCTCAGCGTTTCCGGACTGAGCTTCAGTTTTACGAAGATCGGCGAGTATCAGCAGACTCGCGCCAAGGACAACGTCAGCCATTTGGGTTCCGCGGATTTCGAAGAGCTGGAACCCGGCGACCTGGGCGACCCGGGCGAGGTCGAGGTGGAAGGCTGGTACGAGGGAGACGACGATTTCGGCGACATCAACGAGGACGCCGAGACGGTGACCGTCACCTATCCCAAGTCCGATCCAGACGCCGCTGCCGCGGCCAACCTGGCGGGCACGGGATTTTTGATCATGCTTGGGCTGCCGAGCCTGGAAAAGGGCGTGCGCAACAAGCGCAAGTTCAAGGTGGCCTTCGACGGCAAGACCGGCCCGGCGTACACGGCAGAGTCTCCCGGCAGCAGCAGCTGATGAACACGACCTGCACGATTCAACGCGCCGACAATCGGAACCGCTGTGCCGGCGGCTGGGTGCCGCTGGCCCACGGCGTGCCGATCCTCGGCCGCGAAGAGCAAGACGGCGCGATCGTGCTGCAGGTGCCGTTCCTCGCCAACGTCCGCGGCGGGGAACGAGTCTTGATCGAGCAGGCGGAACGGCTGGCGGTGATTGCCGTCGAAGCCGACGACAGGCGGAGTCTGACACTGTTTTGCGAAAGGAGCAAGGATGTATCTGATTGAACTGAGGCCCCACGTGGGCCGGAAGATTGGGAGCAAGAAGAAAGTCGTGTTCGCCCAGGACATGGTGTTTCTGAACAAGCAGCACATCGGCTATCTGGGCCACGGGGCCGACGCGCCGCTGAACCTGGTCACCAGGCTCACCGAGCAGGAGACCGTGGCGGTGATGGAGTATTGCGGGCAGCAACGCGGCGGGCACTGGCCGCCCAAAGTCTCCCAGCCGCCCGAGGTGCCCGGCGAGGAAGCGGACACCTGGGTCGACGAGGATCTTGACGACAGCGAATAAGCGGCAAGGTTTATTGCCCCGGCAATACAAGGAGCTGACAGAATGTTAACCCGCGAACAATTCCTGGGATCGTTCGAGCGTCGAGTCACGCCGGCGCCCACCAC